TTTACGATAAGGACCAAACTACTCGCAGTAGCATGGTTAAGTTCTGGGTTGAACAAAACCAAGACTTGCTACCTAATGTAACTTATGTTGCCAATGAACTTGTAGATTTGGACACAGACGAAGGACAAGTTCGTTACAAAGAAATTAATGCTCTAGCGATTGCCGGTGGATACGAAGGCATCATGCTTAAAGATCCTCTTGCTGGTTACGAATGTAAGCGTAGTGTAGCATGGTTAAAGCTCAAACCGTTTATCGAAGTTAGTCTTGCTGTAGTTGGTGTTGAAGAAGGTACAGGCAAAAATGTAGGTAAACTAGGTGCATTTATTGTCGAAGGCATTGATGATGGTAAAGCTATCAGAACTAACGTAGGTTCTGGACTAACTGATAATATGCGTGAATGCTTTTGGGAAGCCGCAGATGAATTGATCGGCAACATTGTAGAAGTACGTGCCGATGCTATTACACAAAATCAAGACGGAACGTACAGTTTACGATTTCCACGCTTCAAAGGATTTAGAGGGTTTGCTCCCGGAGAGAAGATATAAATGTATGAACTATTGCGAACAGCTATTATTTCTGTTACAATAATAACTGGAGCACTTTATTTAATAAATGATGAGTCAACGACTCATACTGAAGTGTTTTGTGCATACGGAAGCCTGTTTGTAACTTTTAAACAAGACCATACAGTATGGGGAACTATGCTGTTAGATTCGAAGGGAATTCCTATTCAATGCGAAGACCATGCATTTAAAAAAGAAAGTACATTAACTTATAAAAAAGAGATAATATGACAAACGCATTTAGAGACCAAGAAAAGTTTATGAAAGCATGTGATCAAACTGTGGGTATCTGGAATCAGGCACAGTTTAGCATGTATTTAAAGTTAATAGAAGAAGAAGCAAAAGAACTGTCAATTGCATTACATGATGAAGACAAAGTAGAAACATTAGATGCACTAGTTGATATGATAGTTGTTATCATCGGAGCTATGCATAGTGCAGGATTTGATGCAGAAGGTGCATGGAAAGAAGTTATGATGACTAATTTTGCCAAGATTGATCACGACACTGGTAAAGTACGCAAACGTGAGGACGGTAAGGTCCTAAAACCAACAGGATGGGTTCCTCCTAATTTGGAACCATTTATAAAGAAAAATGTATAAATTAAGATATTGGATACATAAAAGGCTAGTATCAAAAACATTTGAAACACTAAGCGAAGCATTATTGTACTCTGTTTACAGTATTCCTTTTCAAAGTTTTCACACATTAGATAGGGTAAAAGAATGAGATCACATTATTGGACATGTAGCAAGTTTGCAGATTGGGTTCGTGGTACTAACAAACTTAGTGCCGGGACGGCTGAAGAATGGGACGACTGGACTACTGCCGCACAAATGAAACATAATTTCCGTTATTGGTTGGCCGAAGAAGGAATAGATTATGTTCAAAAATTCGTTTACTACATTCCGGACAAACTAAATGACATACGCTATTATATTAACAATCGCTGGGTTTCTCACAGCCACGCTCTTACCGCACATCCTCGAGACATCAAACCGGGTAGTTGGAGTGATGTTGGCAATCGCTTTCTTCCTTGTATGTTCAATGAGCTTGTGGATTTTGTTGAAATAGAACAAGCATGGCATCACTGTATGTGGAGTGATGATGCTAAAACTGAATTTGAAGTTCCTTGGTGGCGCAGTGGTTGGTTACGACTACGTACATGGAGAAGTCCAGAAGCTGGTATGGAATACCTCAAGTGGGCAAGCGGACTTGTAGTAGACGAAAACATGGGGTCTAATCCTAGTGAAAAAGGTTATGGCGAACCTACCTACCAAGCCAAAGCCGCTAAAGAAATTATCGAGCTTTACACTTGGTGGACTGTTACCTATCGTAATCGACCAGATCCGTATGAAGCAAGTGGCTGGAGTGCGTACTGTGATGCCATGCGTGTAAAGTATCCTGGCAGTTTCTTTTCTAGCCTAAACAGCAAAGATCCTGAAGATAAGAAAGCCAGTGATAAGTCTCATAAACTTTTGAACAAAATTGAAAAGGCATATGAAAAGGAAGATGAAGAAATGATGATTCGTCTTATCAAAATTAGACAAAGTCTCTGGACCTAATGAAAGGCGATGAAGTTCGCAAGATAAACGGCCGATTCGAATCAAAATATCTAAATGATTCCGAGTCGGTCTTTTCTGCCCTTAATGCAGTCAGTCCTAGCTTTTGTCTTGCCAAGTGGTATAATGTAAGCATACACATACCTACGGGTCGTACACACAGTTGTTATCATCCACCTACTCATACGATACCTTTAAAAGAAATTGCTGTTGATATAAGTGCATTGCACAATACAAAACACAAACAAGAACAGCGTAAACTAATGCTCAAAGGTGAACGTCCGGTCGAGTGCGGATTTTGTTGGCAAATAGAGGATAGTGGCTCACAGTTAAGCGATCGTGCATATCGTAGCAAAGACGTATACGAGCCTGGCTTGATAGAAGAGGCATTAACCACTAATAAGCCAAACCCACGCTATGTAGAAGTAAACTTTAACCAGGCTTGTAATTTTAAATGTAGTTATTGCAGTCCGCATTTAAGTACAGAATGGAACAAAGAAGTTGATAGACTTGGCCCGTATCAACTTAGTGAGGGCAAACATAACGACACACAATGGATGCGTAACCAAAACATGGTACCTGATAATGGTTTGGACAATCCTTACTTGTTAGCGTTCTGGGAATGGTTACCGCAGATATATCCTACTCTACAAACATTTCGTATGACTGGCGGCGAGCCCTTGATGGATAAAAATACATTCCGTATGTTCGACTATGTCAAAGAACATCCACATCCTAAATTACAGTTAAGTATTACCAGTAATTGCTGTCCGCCGGGAGAGCAATGGGCAAAGTTTTTAATCAGTTTAAAACAAGTCACAGATGCCGATGCAGTGGATCACTTTATGTTGTTCTGTAGTTTAGACTCATGGGGTATCCAGGCAGAGTATATTCGTAATGGTTTAGATTTTTGTACTTTATACACTAATATAACTGAGTACCTACGGGTAAGTCAAAAACATAGTCTTACATTTATTATTACATTTAATGCATTGAGTTATTCAGGCTTTGTAAAATATATCAAGAATATACACAAACTGCGTAACGAGTATTGTACAAACAGACAACTTATTTGGTTTGATATACCCATGCTTAATGATCCCATGTGGTTAAACCCTAAACTGTTGCCCGAACTGATTATAGAATTAGACGAAGCGATCAAGTATATGGACAACAATAAAGAAACAGATGCTACTCGTTTTAAAGGATTTAAGGACTTTGAAATAAGTAAAGTCCAACGATTAATCGATTGGATTAAAAGCGATACTGATTTTGATAAGAAAAAATCCATGAAGGACTTTTACCTGTTCTTTAGCCAGCATGATGAACGCAGGGGAACTAATTTTTTAAATACATTCCCCGAACTAGAAAACTTTTGGATTGAATGTGAAAAGACCTAACGAAACTGATTTAGAATATAAGAAGCGTGTGCTAGATGCTATTAGCCCTAGCTTTTGCGGAGCCAAGTGGTATAATGCTACTATATGGTTAGGTTCTGGTCAAACAACCAGTTGCCATCACCCACCTGCGCATAAAGCAGACATACAAATAATTAAATTTAATCCTAAAGCAATTCATAACACTCCTCAAAAGAAAGAAGACCGCCGTAAAATGTTAACCGGTGAGCGACCTGCAGGATGCGAATACTGCTGGAAGATTGAAGACATGGGTGTGGATGCAGTAAGTGATCGGCCGTATAAAAGTATGACTTACACCGAAGCAGATTTGTTGTTGGCAACACATACTCCAATAGAGGACGATGTTGATTTACGTACATTGGAAATTGCATTTGACCGCACTTGTCAGTTTGCCTGTAGTTACTGTAATCCAGCGTTTAGTACAACATGGGTTAAAGACATTAAAAAGAACGGACCTTATATCAATTTAGTTACAGATGGCCGTGGACATTTTACCCATGTACACGAACACGACCAACTATACGACTTCCACGAAACCAACCCTTACATCGAAGCTTTCTTTGCATGGTGGGAAAGTGATTTGTATCGCACACTGACAGAGTTACGTATCACAGGCGGCGAGCCGTTAATGAGTGGGCACACTTGGAAATTGTTTGATTGGTTTAAAGCAAACAAGAACAAAAGCAATTGCCAACTAGCACTTAATAGTAATTTAGGATTTAGTCAAGACGTTGTTGATCGTATGTTAGACAGTACCGAAGGCGTCAAGATGATGTTATACACTAGTAATGAAAGTATAGGATCACACGCTGAATATATTCGAGATGGCTTAGACTGGAATCAATGGTTTAGCAATATGGAGCATTTGCTCAAGGCAGAACGTATGCGGCTAAGCATTATGATGACTATCAATGCGTTGTGTCTTGAGAGTTTGCCTAAAATGTTGGATCAGGTTATGGCATGGAAGAAAACTTATGGGCAATGGCACATCAATTTTAGCCTTAATATATTACGTTTCCCAAGTTTCCAAAGTGCATTAACACTACCAGACCATATTAGACAACATTATAACAAACGTCTCAGTGATTGGTATGCAACTAACAAGTCTAATCCAGATTTGAACAATTTTGAAAAGAGTAACATAGAACGTCTAATAGACTACTTGGACATTGTTAAAACTCCGCACGGCGAAGGCTATGTACAGGCTACTGCACAGAAAGACTTTAAAAAGTTTTATGAACAATATGATCAACGCAGAGGTAAAAACTTCCGCAAAACATTTAGTCCTATACTTGTAGAGTGGTATGATAGCATCTAATACACTATGTCGTGCTAAATGGGCTGAAGGCACTATCTGGTTATACCAAGGTACTACTGCTAGCTGTCACCATAACCCATTTCATAAAATAACGCTGTACCCTTCTACGCCTAGTAGCATTTATAATACTCCTGAAAAGTTAGAAGAGCGTATTGCAATGCTCGTTGGCAAACGTCCGCCAGGATGTAGTTATTGTTGGGAAGCAGAAGATCGCGGGCAAATAAGTGACCGGACAATTAAAACAGAACGATTACATTTTGTTGATTATCAAAACTTGGCGGCCGATCCTCAAATATTAGAAATAGCATTTGAACGCACTTGTAATCTTGCCTGCGCATATTGTAGTCCTAGTTTTAGTAGTAAGTGGTCTAATGAAATTAAAAAGAATGGTCTTTATAAATTAAAGACAGATAGTAGATATCAAGATACTAGCATACTTCCTGAAGATAATCCTTATGTCGATGCGTTCTTTTCGTGGTGGCCTGAATTAAAAATTAAAATTAATACGTTAAGAATTACCGGTGGCGAACCTTTAATGAGTCCAAACTTTTGGAAATTTTTGTATATGCTAGATGGATTTAGGGGCACCCTTATTGTTAATAGTAATCTAATATGTCACAAAGACGAGATAGAAAGATTATTAGAAAAAACACAACACATTGATTTACGCATACATACTAGTATAGAAAGTAGTTTTAAACAAGCAGAATATGTTAGAGATGGTTTTGTAGAAAAAACTTGGATCGGTAATGTTGAAAAAGTTTTAAGCACAAAACGTATCATAGTTAATCTTAGTACTGCTATTAATAATTTGTCTGTTTGGAGTTTTGATGAGTATTTAAAAATAGCGATAGATTTAAAACTTAAATATGGAAACAAAGTAGAAACTAGTTGCAACTTTGTGCAGTATCCAAAGTTTATGAATATAGGAATAATTCCTCAATTTTATCAGCAGTCAATTGCCGGACGTATTAATAAAGTGTATAGCCCATTTAAAGATATGTTTAGCGAAGTAGAACAGCAACACATAGAACGTCTTGTTAACTTATTGTCTAACTCTCCTATTCAAGAAGCTGATTACGATTTGTTAATTGATTTAAAAAGTTTTGTTGCACAGTATGATCAACGTAGAAATAAAAACTATAAAAAGAGTTTAGACAAAGGATTTATAGAGTGGTATGACAGCATCTAATTGGTATTGCAAACTCCCGTGGACTGGGTTTAGTAATGATCCAGACGGCAAAGCACGACCTTGTTGTTTATACAAAGGTTTCATTAAAGACGAAACAGGCAAGGAAATGTATGTACAGACTCATAGTGTTAAGGAAATCTTTGCCAGCAAGTACATGAAGAATTTGCGTGAATCGTTTAGACAAGGAGCACAGCCCAAGGAGTGCGAAACTTGTATTGTAGATGAGCAAAACAACTACACTAGCAAACGTCAACGTCATATCGAAGGCGACTTTTATTTTTTACCCGACTATAATAAAGAACCAGAATTTCCAGTAGAGTATCAAATGATACTTAGTAATGCCTGTAATTTAAAGTGCCGTAGCTGTACCCCAAGCCATAGTAGTTTATGGCAAGCTGAACATAAAGTTATTTGGGGCGATACTGGTTATAAAATGCCCGAAGGTCAAAGCGGTGAAAATAACAGCGTATTGTGGAACAAACGCAGTGAGTGGATGCCCAGTGTTGCTAGATTAGAAATAGTAGGCGGAGAACCGTTTTATATTAATCGATGGAAGATTCTATGGCAAGAATTTATCGAACAAGATCTAGCTAAAAATATCAATATGGATATCAGTACCAATTGCACTATCTATGCCGGAGATATTGTTGAAGATTTAGTTAATAATTTTAGACATATCGGTCTTGGTCTCAGTATTGATGGCATGGGTAAGGTATACAACTACTTAAGGCATCCCGGCGATTGGGAGGAAGTTAAGACTAATATGTTTGCCTATAACGACATGATTAAAACTATTAATCGTAGACAGATTGGGCCTAGCATTAGTCATACTATAGGTTGGATTAACTCTTGGGAGTTACCAGAATTTCATACATTCATTAAAGAAAACATGGACGAGTTTAAGATATGGAATAATATCATACATTATCCGTCACATATGGCAGTGTACATGATTCCAGCTACCCTGAAAAATCGTATTCGTGACAAATGGGCTACATATGACTGGGGAGCATATAAAAACGACATCGCAGGTATTGTCAGTTTGATGTATAGCCAACAACCCAGTGACGATGAAATTAAACAAGCATACAAAATATTTAAACAGCATGATACTGTACGTAATGAAAATTTGTTAGATATTTTGCCAGACGACATTGTGGAAGAGATTAGACCTTATTATGAATAGAATTTGGATCTTTGGAGATAGTTTTGCCGCAAGTAAACACAAGCACTCTTGGACAAAATTGCTGAATGGACGAGTAATAAATTGTGCCAGTAATGGCAGTAGCGAATACCGAATATGGAAATCATATCAACAAGCTAAAGTAGATATTAAACCAGAAGACAAAATAATTTTTTGTCATACCAGCTACAGTCGTGTATTTTTAAAAAATACAGTAACGGATTTGTTAAGTAGATTATTGCCCAGTCATGTATTTTGCGATATAATTTTATCAGACATACAACATAAACAAGAAACAAAATTCATCAATATACTTAAAACTATCTGGGATGATACATACTTTTACGACCAATATAAACTACTAGAATACGATTTAAAACGTGTTCCTAACAGTATTCATTTAAACTTTTTTGAAGATACTGAATATAGATTTACGTATGTGTGGCACAAAGGAAATATAAATCACATGTCACAGGAAGGTAATCTTGTTATTGGTATGCATTTGAATAAACTACTATGAGAATTATCACTTTTGGAAGCAGTCATTCAGTCGGCTATGGATTACCTGATGTAAAGGATAATCCAAATTACGATACTTTAAGTAAATTTTCATATGCCAATATTACTGCTGAATATTTTGGCGTAGAACATATTAATTTGGCAAAATGCGGAAACAGTATGGATCAAATTCATGCAGATATATTGTCAACAAATTTTGAAGAAGATGATGTAATTATTTTGCAAGTAAGCACTAACCCAACTTGGTTCAAACTTATCACACCTGATAACAAGCCCTACAACATAATAAATCCTGATAGCTTAGTACACACCGGGCAAGAACACACTAGGGCTTTACACGGGTTTCTAGGCACCCTTACGGGCGACAATCATTGGCGTAGACTTTGGTTTATCCATTTTTATAGTATTATGCGTCTGCTTAGTAATAAAAAGGTAGTATGGTTTTTTGATAGATATTTAATAGAGTATTTCGAATTTGATACAGAGTTATCCAAAATGCCTGTGGATATCTTAAATCAAATAATTAATATGCGAGATAATACACCAACGTTAGTAGGTACTTACATTGGAGAAATTTATTCAAATTATCTCAATGACAACTGTCCAGAATCCGTACAGGACAACGGACACTATAGTGAAATTGGACATAGATTTTGGGCCGAGAAAGTTGTTATTCCAGCGGTTGACAAGTTAACCAAATGACACTATAATATATACATTGTTAAACAACAGGAGCAGAAATGGCTACTAAAGCACCCGCAAAAAAGTCACGTATTACTAAGAAGCAAGTAACAGCACATCGGACCCGTGCAGTTAAAGATCATAGCCCAGTTTGGGAAGGTTGTGAAACTTGGGATGCCGATACTTTCCATCGCTTTTTTAAGAAGTCTATGGACTATTACCGTTTGGAAAGTGACATCAAAACTTACAAGCCTGCTGTTGCCAAATGGATGGAAAGTGTTGGATGCACCAAAGCTGACATTACAGCGTTCAAAAAAGTAAAAGATTCGCGTGTTGGTACTACAATGGGTGCAGTTGCTTGCTGTTTGAATCGCGGCATGACTCCGTTACGTGCAGACTTTAATCAAGGTCGTGACACAGCGGCTTGGCTCCGTGCTGAAATTGTTAAAGTTATTTCTGAAGGTAAAAACGATATTGATCCAGACGAAGCCAGGGCGGCTGAAGCGACAAAGCCTGCGGTATATACTCCTTCAATCCAAGAGCGTGTCAAAGAAGCCGCTTATAGAATGACCGAAGAAATTGAAGATGCTATCGAAGGTTTCCAAACTGACCCAGAAAACTTTGATCCAAAAGCATTTAAGATGCTTAACTTGCTCAAAGGCAAAGAAGTTAAAGCCGCTCATGCAAGGATCATTAAAGGGTTCTATAGCAAGGACTTGTCCGAACTGGAGGAGTTGGCATCCGGTAATGCTGACGAACAGCTACGTGAGGGCTATAGCCACCGTACAAAGAAACAAATTAAGAACTTAATTGCGTTCTATCAAGAAATTATGAGTGCATGTGACATGTTGGCACAAGAAGCCAAAGTCAATCGTACACCACGTGCCAAGAAGGCTGTTCCGGCTGAAAAGATCGTTGCTAAACTCAAGTACATGAAGACTAATGAGCCACTAAAATTAGTATCCATTAACCCAACTGACATCATTGGAGTTGGTGAACTTTGGATCTTTAACACTAAGACTCGTAAATTGGGCAAGTATGTAGCCGCCGAATTCCAAACCTTAGGAGTTAAAGGTACTACGATTACGGGTTTTGACGAGTTTAAGAGTGTACAAAAAACTGTACGTAAACCCGAAGAGAAGCTTAAAGAATTTAAATCGGCAGGCAAAGTACAGTTGCGTAAGTTCTTAGAAGATATTAATGCTACAGATACTAAGATGAATGGTCGTATTAATGAAGACACTATTCTACTTAAAGTAGCTTAATACTAGCATTTAATACCCGCTAAGGCGGGTATTATTTTGGCTGAAGCTTCAGGGTTCCTTTGAATAAATATACAAAAGGACCAGGTACATGAGCCAACTATTCAGCATACAAGACGACAAAATTGTTATTAATAAACTAGATTTAACCAGTCTAGAAGGCGACGTTACGCACACAGGTTCGTTAACGATTAACGGAACTGAAACTGTCAACGGCGATATAACTATTACCGGGGACGTTACTGTACAGAGAAAACTTATAGTCGACGTTATACAAGCCAATCAAATTATTAATAATAATTTAACCAATAACGGCGCTAATGGGTCTACTAAATTTTTAGCCGCGACAGAAGAAGAGCTTAACGGGCAAGGTATAGCTTGGGGAACTTTAAATGTAGAAACACAATTGGCTTATAGAACGGGTGGACGTCTATGGACTAATATGAATTTTGATTTGGCTCCGGGCAACACCTACCAAATCAACAATTTAGATGTACTTACATCCAATGCACTCGGTTCAAGCGTAATAAAAAGTAGTTTGCGACAACTTGCTCCGTTAAACAATTTAACTGTCGTAGGCGACACAAATTTAGGTGATGTGTTAGTTGTTGCTAGCGATACATCTAGGGTTGGTATTAACACTGAAAACCCCAATGCGGTATTTGGTGTGGTGGCAGATAATGTGGAAGTTATACTAGGATCTCTTAACGGCGCGGCGGCGATTGGATCTTTTACTAATAATGATTTGGTTATTGTTTCCGACAACATTCCCCGTATTACTATACGTACAGGCGAAATACATATTGGTTCAAAAATCCAAACAGCTACTAATTTATATGTACATGGTACTGTTTATGCTAATGAGATTATAACTAATACAAAAACAACTAATAATGTAGAATTTAACACTGCTGATACAGGATTAGTATGGACAGATGTTCGCAGTAACAAACATTTGATAATGACTGGCTCTACATTATGGAGTAGTGAAGATATTAATTTAAGCCCCGGAAAAAGTTACAAAATTAACGACCAGTTAATGCTATCCGAAACAGCATTAGGTTCTAGTATTACATCTAGTAATTTAAGCGTACTTGGCACATTGGATAATTTAACAGTATTGGGATCAAGTAATCTTGCGACAGTCACAGCACAAGCTATACATACAACCGAACTGACAGTTAATTCTGTTAGTTTGTCTAGTATAAATTCTGACAATTTATCTATAAGTATTAACAATACTACAGCATTGGAAATTAACGAACATGCTATTTCCATCGGCAATGCACAAGCTAGTGCAAAGTCTGTTAAAGTATTTGGTAATTTAAGTATTAATATAAACACACCGGATCCAACTTTAAGTTTACAAGTTGCTGGTAACATTGGTTTTGCCGGACGTAAATTTATAACAGCAGATGCCGCACCCACAAGCGGTTTGTTTAACAAAGGCGATACATGTTGGAACACTGAACCAACTGTTGGTGGATATATGGGTTGGGTTTGCATTGTATCTGGCACTCCTGGACAGTGGGCACCGTTCGGTCTTATCAATTAAGCTAGAGCTTTATAGTTCTTAATTCCATTATAAATATTTGCTCAAAGGCGAATATAATGGGACCTATTACTACAGAATTATACAAACAAATCAAAGGTTGGAGAATCTACTCAGTCATTGCTCCGGCAATTTTTTGCGCCGTCTCGGCATTATTTTACTTACACTACGGTACAGATTTTCAAACTATCTTCTTTACTGGATTAGTTGTTTTGGGATTTTCTTGTATTACTTGGTGGCATTGGAGTTTAAGTACGATGGTTACTATGTTGGCTATTATGAAAGACACCGATGATCACTTTGAAGAAGTAGCTCGTAAATTGGAAGAGCTTCGTATACAAAATGGTGGTAAACCGGATTTAAAAATAGTTACCAATACCATTGACAAAAATACATAAGAGTATATAATTACATTATGCGGACTCAGGCATTCATCCCGCAATATAAACTCTGCATGCCATTGCTTAATCAAGGAGATTACAATGGCAAAATTTTACTCAACAAAGACTTACGGAAACGACAGAGGTTTATCATGCTGTTTTAGACAATGGCGTGCCACACACAGCCACTGCTCAACAATACATGGTTACTCAATTGGTATCAAACTGATATTTGAATGTGACACACTGGATGACAAAAACTGGTGCATGGACTTTGGCGGCTTGAAAGAATTCAAAGCATGGGCAGATCACATGTTTGATCACACTTTGGTAGTGGCTGAAGATGACCCAATGCTGGAATTTTTCAAACACATGAATGAAATGGTAGACATTGAAAGTAAAGATCATCTAAGCAAACTGCCACACGAACGTGGTGCCATATGCGATTTGCGTATTGTACCAGGAGTAGGCTGTGAAATGTTTGCCAAAATGTCTTATGATCAAATGGCTAAACTATTGGCTAGCGGAGATATGCGCTATCCAATCAATCCAACTGTAAGGATCAAATCAGTTGAAGTATTTGAACATGGTGCTAATTCGGCTACGTACGAAGGCTAAAATTTGCTGGCGCCTTTGGGCAAAAGCATTAGGCGAAAAATCAGGCAGTTCGGACGAGGAATCGGATCGAATTGCTTGCATTAGGACTGTAATTGTGTTATCATATGTGCTTACAAACTTTTTTATAATCTTAGGTGTCCTACGACACTGGTAAAGGCACAAATGAAACGTATAGGCTATGCTTGCAAATGGTTAGATGATGCTAGTGAAGTGAGAGGCATGAAGGTCAATGCCGCTAATAGAGAGCTGAATGGTCGCTCAACAACTATGCGATGGCTCCGTGAACACCCGTTGGAAGCTGAACAACGTCAATATGACCTAATGAATCACAACACCGTCGCCGCTGTTAAACAGATTGAGCGTGTGGCACAACTGCCGGCTGAGCGCAGAATGATGCGTATTGGTTCAGAAATGCTGAGTGGTTATACTGAAAAAGATTGGATCAAATGGTGGCAACATCCAGATCAACAAAGTCATTGCGAGCGGATATTTGCTCCGGTAGGCGAAGCCGCTAGAAAACATGATGTACGTATCAGCTTTCATCCTGGACAGTTCTGTGTTCTAAGCAGTGAAAATCCCGGCATTGTGGAACGATCAATTGAAGAATTCGAATATCATGCTGACATGGCTCGCTGGATGGGCTTTGGTAAAACCTTCCAGGACATGAAGATTAACGTGCATATTTCAGGCAAACGTGGTCCAGAAGGCATCAAAGAAACACTGAAGAAGCTGAGCCCTGAGGCTCGCAACTGCATCACTATTGAGAATGATGAGAACTCGTGGGGTGTTGATAGCAGTATTGAACTGGTGGATCATTGTGCGCTGGTACTGGACATTCACCATCACTGGATCCGAACTGGAGAATACATTCAGCCCACAGATGATAGAGTCAAACGCATACTTGATTCATGGCGTGGTGTTCGCCCTACTATGCATTACTCCGTGAGCCGTGAAGATGTGTTGGTGGATCATCCCGTTGATGTTATGCCGGATCATGCACAATTGCTGGCCGCAGGTTACAAGAAACAAAAGATGCGGGCACACAGTGACTGGTATTGGAATCAACCTGTGACTGATTGGGCTCTCAGCTTCTGGGATCAGTTTGACATCATGTGCGAAAGCAAGGGCAAGAACCTATCCAGTGGTCAAGTATACAACAGGGCCGTGGAACTGAAATTGGTATAAGGACAATTAAACAAATCAATGGGCAATAACAATCCTAGAAAGGGTCAACACAATACACAACGGCAAACTACTCGCCAATCAAATCCAAAGCTATCTCGAGAACAACTGATATTTAGGTTGGAGACTCTTAGGGAAGAGCTAGAAGAAAACCCCGGTATCAGCGAACATCGAAAGGTTCAGATACAAGGGGATATGGCTCGATACTCTGAGCAGTTAAACAAGTTTTAATATAAGGGCACAAGGCCCTTATATTATTTTGCCGCTTTTGGTGTGCGAGGCTTTTTGGCAGCTGGAGCTTTCTTAGCCGCAGTTTTCTTGGCTGCTGGCTTTTTAGCTGGTACCATTGATTCAACAACTGCTTGAGTAGCTTGTTCAGCAACTGGACTAACAGCCGGTGTTTCAATTTTGTACGGAACTTCCGCTTCTACTGCCTTAGGCTTAATACCAAATAGTTTTTTAATGTGATGTAACATAGTTAAATCTCCTGTTGAATATTTAGCGATAAATATCATTATGTACAACTTTATTAAGCATATCACCCTAAACGAGGGTAAGACACCTAAAACGTTAACACAAACGAGATTGCCCTATGCCAAGGATGATCTAGAGCCCAGCATGAGCGAAGAAACTATAAACTATCATTACGGCAAGTTATACAAAGGGTACGTTACTAGATTCAACGACGGAGAAGGCAATGCCGACTTCAATGAGGCAGGAGCATTTTTACACAACATTTGGTTCACTCAATTTAAAAAACCTGCTGGATCAAATCAACCTACCGGTGTAATAGACGAATTCATTACAAAACATTTCAAAACTTTTGATAATTTTAAAGATAAATTTCAAAAGGAAGCAATGTCTGTGCAAGGTAGTGGCTGGGTCTATCTAGCCCGCAATGGAGAAATAAAAACCATTACAAACCATCAGATCAAACACGATATAGTTATACTTGTGGATTGGTGGGAACATGCTTGGGCATTAGATTATCAAGCAGATAAGAAAAAGTATCTTGAAAATCAGTGGAAAATTATGGACTGGGCTATTATTAACGGCCGTGTTCCTACAGCTGGCTGATTGATTTAAGACTGCTAACTGGCATATCCCAAACCTTACGTGCTTCAACACCCTTTTCCTGGGCAAACTTTTTAGCATCACAATTACCGCATACATGATAAACACTATTGGTCAATCGATGCGGATCCATCTGTCCTTTATCTCGTTGAAACACTTCCTGACAGCAATCACATCTCATGACTAGTACAGTCTTTTTACGACTATAAGTATGCGTCTTACCTTTCTTGCTGACCCGCACATAGTGGTTTTCTCTAAATTCAGTGGTTAAGAACATCAACTATTTACATTAAGATTATAAAATAGGTTTGATAAATATCATATCGAGGGCCGACTGTGATCACAATTTCTGAATCAGCAAAGACAAAAATTAAAGATTTACTCTATGAAGAGGGTAATCCTAACTTAGCATTGCGTACTTTTGTACAAGGAGGAGGTTGTAGCGGATTCAGCTATGGCTTTACTTTTGACGAAATCGCGAACGAAGACGATTTTGAAATCCCCTTAGACGAATTCAAAGTACTTGTAGATAGCATGAGTATGCAATATCTTACAGGTGCTGAGATAGATTACAAAGAAGATTTAATGGGTAGCAGTTTTACAATAAAGAATCCCAACGCACAAACAACGTGCGGTTGCGGATCAAGTTTCGGAGTTTAATATAAATGTCACAACAAATAATTGATATCGGCGTACAAGGTAATGACGGTACTGGCGATAGTATTCGCGATTCGTTCCGTAAAGTTAATGCTAATTTTAACGAAATATATGCTGTTTTTGGCTCCGGTGGAACTATTCCGTTCACAGCCTTAAGCGATGCTCCGGGAAGTTATGCTGTAGGGCAAACGTTTGTTGCAGGTACGGTAAACGGACTAAAACGTATTTTAGCCAAGGATATTGTTGGACAAACTGGTATTACTATCGATAATAGTAGCCCAACACAACTTAAAATTATCGGACAATTATCTAACTTGGCCAACGATAAACAGCCACGTTTAGGTTATCCTATGGATGCAAATTTCCAACCAATTGGAAATATTCCAGATCCGTCTGATGCTATTGTTACACAATTTAATTCTACCTTTGCCGGACTTGCCAGTACTACCCTTGCAGGATTACCTATAAGCAAAGGTTATGCCGATAGCCATTATTTGGCAGCGGCCAACGGACAAAATGTCAACGGTCCTATTCGTTTAAGAGAAGAACCAGTAACACCAAATATTACCGATATCGACAGTCCGTTAAATCCAGCAAGCACTAGTTACGATCCAACATTGACAGGCAATTTGTTAGCCACTGAAGCTGTACAACGTAAGCACGTAGTTTATCGCGGTGGCGATACGATGACTGGTAAGCTAACATTAAGCGATCACCCAGGTTCGTCAGCTGGACAAGGTACTCCAAACGGCTCTGATGACCGACAGGCTGCAACTAAATTTTATGTAGATAATAAAACATTTGTATCGGGTATTAACTTATATGTTTCAACTAGCTCAGGAGATGATACACAACTTAAAACTCCATCGGGTAGCGAAGGAAGATTCTGGAATTATGCTTATAAGACCATCGGCGCGGCTGCTCTTCAAGCAGAAACATTAATTAATTTATCTAATGCAGAACCTGGCCCTTACCGTCAACGTATTGCTTATACAATTAGTCCTAATCAATACTACAGTTCAATCACTGGCCTTAGCTTATCCGGCGGTAATTATGCATCACAAGGATTCCTCGATGCCGCATATTTGTTAGAAACAAATAAAACATTTATACAATCAGAAACTATTGCGTATGTTAACAACAAATATGTTAACGCATTTACTTACGATCAAGCATTATTTCAAAGCAATGTAGTTGGTATTTTAAGAGCAACTAGTGAAGACTTGGTGTTAAGCACTAACTTTAAAAGTTTACAAATAGGCACTGCATATTTTAATCCACAATCAGCTAATGTTATCAGCAATCAGTTGGTTCAAACTATCGACGGTATTAACCAAGCTAAATCACAAGTATTAAGTTTTGCATACAATACAAATAATTTAACCAGTTATCTAACTAGTGTTATTAATGCTGTAAATTACGACATGTTGTTTGGTAGCAATTATCAAAGTATAATCATTGGTCGTTATTATCCAAATGCCAATACCGGTGTAACTGTAGTTGAAATGGTTGCCGCATTAAATTATTTGTACACACAAATTAATGCACTATCCATTGTTAACAGTAACAATGCAGTACAAACACTTATTAAGAATAATATCAACATAATTATCAGTATTGTACAAGGTAGTAATTCTCCTACTGTAAGTTTGCCAGCATTAAATTCTAGTGTCTATACAACTCCGGTTGGTGTTAATTCTGCTACTATTTTATTGTTGAACAATATTTCGTTTTTCCAAGCAGAAGTTATTGCCTATTTAGGTGCAACTTATCCCAAACTTTCGTTCAGCTCTGCTACTTGCAAGCGAGACGTTGGATACATTGTTGAAGCCGTTGCCTACGATCAATTGTACGGCGGTAACAGCAGAACAATTTATGCTGGCCAACGCTACTGGTATAATAGCATCCAACAAATTGCTTCGACTGAAGTAACCGCAACTGCGGCAGCAATGGCCTATTTAGGAGTCATGATGCAAGCGGCTATTCAAAATCAATCGCCTGCACAAGTTTATCAGTCGTCTGTCATACAATATCAGAATTTGAGTTATCCTAGTGGCTCGGTTCAATCATCAACTATTGCAAATCTTATTGCAATTATTAGTGGTACAAGTGTTGTTGTTACTGCAACTGCAAGTTCGAATGCATATATTACTACTGCAAGCACTAAATCATTGTCAGTGGGTATGCCAATTACATTCGGAACTCCGATAGCTATCACAGTATCTGGATTCCAGACCATTGCCGGATCCGGGCCTTATACTGTTACATTTGCAATTCCAACACAAACCACTGCACCTACAACGGCTATATCATATACCATTGCAGGTAATAGCAATACAGCTTATAACGGCGTCTTTACATGTTCAACTAGTACCAAATCTAGTATTTCTTTTACATTTGCAAGTAACCCTGGTGTATATGGTACTGGTACTACCACTGTTGTTCCATTCTTAGGAAATATCACAGGTGGTCAAACATACTATATCAATAGTATTGTTAACACAACAACATTTACAATTTCTGGTAGCCCTGGCGGAAATAACGTAGCATTAGCCAATGCCGCAGTTATTATCACAGGAACAGTTCAAGGTTTAATAGTTGCAAATACACCTCCTAATTTAGTATCACCAACAACTTCAAACGGCCCTACTGCAAGACAACTTGTTTACGGCTCGAGTGGTATCGGTAATGGTACAACATTTGCTGGATTTATTAACAACACCATTAGCTATCTAAATATACAATATCCGTATATTAATAACAGCAACGCTATTACAGGGCTGACTAATAAATTTAAAACTGTAACTGATGTATTAAATGGAGGTTTAGGAAACAGACCTAACTTTACATTCACAGCGCCGAGTAGTTTAGCGGCCAACATTGCAAACTCTGCAACGTTGATAACAAAAAATTATGCATTTGCACAAGCAGAAATTATTGGTTGGGTTAAAAATCTATCAAGTTCTTTCACTTACGTGGCCGCTGACGGTCAACAACAATTTGCCAAAGATATACAACTACTAATGGAAGCTACTGCTTACGATATGTTGTATGGTGGCAACAGCGGTTGTTATACAGCGGCTAGTCAATACTGGTACCTTAACAGCAACAATAATCTTACAAGCACTATTGACACATCGGAATCAAGTATTAAATCGCAAGCGTTTGCTTACTTACAGACTTTAATTGGAAATATTGCAACCAACAACGGCCCTGGTGCCGTATATCAAGACCGTGTAACAAACTATGTAACTTACAGTAGTAAAACCGGAACTGGGCCGTATCTTGTAACTTTAAACTTAGCAACTGCCCGTGTGATTCCAATACCAATTGGAACACTCGTAACATTACAAGGGCAATCAAACACAAGTTATAATGCTACTAATAGTGTTGTAGCCAGTACAACTACTAGTATTACCATAAGTTATGCTGCCGATCCAGGTACATGGAGTAATGCTACTCCTACTAATTATATCATTGCTCAGTTTATCGATACTTATAACTATCCAACAAAAGATGCAGATAATACAAATACCACAGTGAGTGGTTTAATTACTGCGTTATGGAACATGATGACCAGTGTTATCGCTACTAATGCTGTTCAGGTTATAACATCACCTGATTTGACTAATAGTGTATTCTCGAGTAGTGGATATACCACTGTTAGGGGTGTTATTCTAAATAATGCTACTCCTATTTCTCAAGCGGTAACTGCTTATCTAAATGCAACCTACACTGGTGGGTTTGCATATAATCAAGCAACTTGTTACAGAGACGTCGGTTACATTGTGGATGCAATGGCAATTGACTTGTTAACCGGTGGCACATATCAAAGCATTAATGCTGGTAAGAGTTACTATAAAAATTCAAGTGCTAAAACAGTTGCTATTGGTACGCAAAATAAACAAACATTAGATGCTATAGCATTTGCTCGAGACTTATCACTACAAGTATTAAATCAGCAAAGCGGTAATCGTTATCAAACATTGGTAACCCAAACTACTTATAATAGTAATAAAAATCCTAATACTGGTTATGTGGCCACAGCATCTTATGTTTCTGTTTCAAGTAAAACTTTAACTGTAAACTCAGTAAGCGGGACAATACAAACCGGTATGGTCGTAACAGGCTCCGGTTTCACCAGTGGACAAATTGTTACTGCGGTTAACGGCAATACCATTACATTAAGTACCAGCTCTGATAGTACTCCAAGCGGTACCTTAACATTTACAATAACTGCTGTTTCAACATTTACAAACAATTATGCTACAATGTTAAACATTGTTAAGAGTGGTGTAAGTGCGGCTCCTACTCCAAGTTTTGGAACTGGCATATATACCCTATCGTTTGGCAACGGCGGTAACGGTTATGTTGATCAAGGACAGACTGGCGACATTAAAATTCTTGCTGGTAAGATCATTCGAGGTATCACTAGCGGTGTGACTGGTACTATTATTGCTTACACACAAGGCGGAACCAACAGTAACGACAATGTAACTTTAAGACAAACAAGTCCTGGCTTCTGGCAAATCGTTACCACTACTGCTACTGGTACTAGTGGAACTAATACATTAACAGTAACTACTGCTTCTGGAACAACCATAGGAAATGGATTAACTACTATTCAGATAGGTATGGGAGTATCCGGTGTGTCTGGTATTCCAGCCGGAGTGACTGTAACTGGAGTCAACGGCGCTTCTATTACACTAAGTGCAAATTTAATAGCCAATGTTACTACTGGAAGCGGTACTATAACATTTGCTGAGCAATTGGAATATGCAGAAAGTGTGGGTAATCAACAAATTACCATCATGGTTGAAGCTGGTATCTATTACGAAGATTACCCAATTCGTGTGGCAGCTAACGTATCAGTGCGGGGTGACGAATTCCGTAGAACTATTGTACGTCCATTAGATCGCGTTAGTCAAAGCCCGTGGCGTAGTTTATTCTTCTATCGCGATAGTATTATCGACGGTTTACAAATTGGACCAATTAATAACGGAATAGGTGCAACTGATTATTCCCCAACTGTCAATATATCAAGTTATACTACTAAGACCGCAGGTTCTGGTAGTACATACAGAGTTACGTTTGCTATCCCAACAGCTTATGGTGTGGCTAACACAGCTTTACAATATACTATTAGTGGAAATACCAATTTAAGTTATAATGGTACGTTTTCTGCGTATGCTAGTTCAAGTGGAAGTATTACATTAATATATCCAAGCGATCCTGGCACTTATGGTACTAGTACAATTACAACCATTAACAATTTAGTTAGTGCGGCATTAAGCGGTTCAAGCGGTAGTATCACAATTACCCTTGGCGGAAATACGCAGGCCAATGTTAGTTGGTTAGGATATGTGTTCCAATCAGACGCAGTAGATTCATACGGTAAACCAGGACAGGCTGTTGTTAATAGCGTGTCTGGTAACTTCATGAATTGTACTGTAATTTATCCGTTCGCTATTCCAGGAACACTTACAATCACTAACGTTATCGGTAGTTTCCAAGTAAATGAAACTATTAGTCAGGCCAGCACTGGTGCTGTGGGTATTATTACTAGCGTGTTAAGTGGAAGTATTTCTTATACCCCAACTACTGGTACATTTGTCACAAGTAATACTGTTGTTGGATCATCTAGCGGTGCAACTGCAACAGTTAGTAGTGTGGTACTAGCAAGTATTAATGCAGGTGCTTGGCATTTATATACAACAAACAACTACGGACGTCATTACTTAAAAGATCCAACACAATTAGAAAGTTCAACTAATACAGCATTGAACAATAAAGAAATTGATATGTTCTTGTGTAATGATGCAGTCCGTATTAGTAACTTAACCGGTCAAGGGCACGGCGGCTTTATGATGGTGCTTGACCCAGAAGGTCAGATTAAATCTAAATCACCTTACGGACAAGTATGTACAAGTTTTTCACGCAGTATTAATAAACAAACATTTGCTGGCGGACAATTTGTCGACGGATTTACTGGACGATTGTTCGGAACAATTACTGGTTCAACTCCAGACGGTCTTACTGTTACTGTTACTGGCAATGCTGGTAGCGGTTTAGATGTACGTGCTCCTCAAGCACCTTGTGCATTTTATGTAACTGGTAATCGTTATCAAATTAATGCTATTACCAGCTATTCACAACTGTTCGATGTTAACTCAAATGTTATCGGTGGTACTGTAATATTTTCAATGGCAACATCAACACCCTGGACCGGCGGTACTGGGCAAGCAATTAATATCGAGATGGGTGGTAATAAGTCTATGTTGGCTAACGACTATGCTCAAGTTAATGATTTGGGCTATGCTATTTTGGCAACTAACGGCGGCATTACAGAACAAGTTTCGACCTTTACATACTATTGTTGGACAAGCTTCTGGGCGCTGAACGGCGGACAGATTCGTTCTATTGGTAGCTCAAGCGCACACGGTCAATATGCTTTACGTGCATCGGGTTACGACGTAACTGAATTACCCGATAGTGTTAATTTAGCCAATAACTTGGCACAAACTGCTAAGATTTATAACCCACCAACATTACCACAGAGTCAAACAAATAACGCATTTTATAATAGTATGAATACAGGTGCGACTACCTTGTATATTATAAATTACGATTACTATCCAACTAATATTAGTGAATTAGAAATTGACCATTCATTAGCTGGTAAAGGTATTGGACGTTATCAAGTTAATAGTATAAGTCATACTACAATTTATGTACCAACAGGAAGTGTAGGTACAGGTTATGCTGTTAATGCAGTTACATATACTGCTAGTGGATCTAGCGGTACAACACTTGTTGTTTCAAGTACTACAGGTATTGTAGCAGGAATGACTGTAAAAGGCACAGGATTTATTTCTGCGCAACAGGTCGTAACTGTTTTAGCTGACGGAATAAGTTTAATATTAGATGCGGCTCCTGATAGTACACCTAGCGGAACATTGTACATTGGCGATACTATTACTATTTCGGGTAGTTTATTAGGCGGAAAAGATGGATCATTAACTGCTAATGCAGTTATCGGTAGTAATGTAATAACAAGCGTTAGCACATTATCTGCTGTTACTCCAAGTAATGCATTATTAATTATTCCTTATAGTACGACAGGTTATGTAACTAAAACATTAGTAAGTGGAACCATATATGATGTTGTGTTTAATATTCCAACTCAATCTGCACAACCCGCAGTATCTGCCGGATATACAGTATATGGTGCAACCACAACAGCCTACAACGGAAGTGCTACAGTATCAGCTAGTTCGTTAAACACTATCACAATACGCTATGCGACCGACCCTGGCACATTTAGTCAAGCTACTAGTGCAGTTATTATGCAACCTGGATTTACAGTAAGCGGTAGTAGTAAAACTGGCAGTGCTCCAAGTGTATTAGTTACATTAACAATACCAACACAATCTGTTCCTCCATTAGTAGGCGGATACTATACTGTTGCTGGAAATAGTAACACAAGTTATAACGGGTTGTATGTTTCTACGGCAAGCACTGTGACTAGCGTTACATTGAGATATGTAACAGACCCCGGAGCATATGGTAGCGGTACAACTACCGTAACCTTCATGGGATCTACTATCCGTGGATTTGGATTACCTTTTGGATCTACTGCATTAGCAACATACACTAACAACCAAATTATTCTAAACAATGCGGCAACTGCAACTGGTGCTGGAAATACCTATACCACAAACAGTAGTAATGATATTACAATCTATATACAAACATTGATTAATAGTGCTGTTAGTACATTTACATATTCAGGTAATGGAGCATACGGTGGAAGCGCCACATATTCTAACATTGTAGCCACTTCAAGTAGTAGTACTGGCCAGTATGCCTATTTTAATATTGTTTTAACTGCTGGTAATTATTCTTCCGTTAATTTAGGCGGACAAAACGTTCTAGCACTAAACCTAAGTACAAGTTCAGGTTCAAGCGGTTACTCGAGTACAGGTTTGGCAGCTCCGTTGTACGACGGACAAATGATACAAATCCGTACATTACAAAACTTTAAATTCTACAATGTCAACAACGTTAATCCAACACGACCAAGTACTGCCGCACAGTTCAATGACAATTTGTCAAGCATCTATCGTGTATTGGCATATAATTTAACTGAAGCAACCAACGAAATATTACCTAATCACGTGGCTGTGTTGAGTACAGATCAATCGTTTGCTTATTATATTTTCCAAGCAGACACCGGTTCAATTACTAAAACTGATCCAATTGATGGCGGATCAAAAACAATGGGTGCTACTCCCGGCGATACTCGTATTGCTGTTACCACATTTGGCCCACAAAGTTATATCGACCAAGTTAATAAAGGCACATACGCATTTGCGTGGGGCGGTAGAGTACATACGATTGCTAGCTATACTCCTCCGGTAACAACTACTTATTACACAGGATACAATCCAACAGGTAGTACAGGTACCACTCTTGTTGTTGGCGGCACATTTACAGCCAATATTGCAAATAACCAAACAAGTGTCACGAATGTTTCTAGTTTCACTGGACTGGTAGTTGGAGAAATACTAAGTGCAGTTAGTGGAATACAAGCTGGTACAACTATTGTTAGTATTAATTTAAGTACCAATTCACTAACATTGAGTGCGGCAGCGACTGCAACTACTGTAGGATTATCAATTACATACGGCGGAACCAGCGGTATGTTTGCCGGTATGATTATTACAGGAACTGGTTTTACATCAGGACAAACTATTTCCAGTGTTAGCAATTCAACCACATTGATCATAAGCGCATCACCAAATAGCACTCCTAGTGGTACATTAATTTTTAGTTATTCAACTACTCCTTATATCACACTAGGCAGTATCAAATATACTATTGCCGGCGGTGGTGGTTCAACAACTACCGTTCCATTTATAGCTCAACAGAGCAGAGGACAAGTGGTAGCTACCTACTTCCCAACAGTTAGCTTTTACGGCAACACTACAAATGGTAGCACAAACATTATTAATATTAGTAGTTTAACTAATATTGGTCAAGGTGCCACTATTACTGGTGCAGGTATTCCGGGACAAGTTGTAGTAAGTGCAACAACTACCACGCAAAATATTGCGGTAACTACTAGTAGTGTAATTAGCTCAGCAGGTGTATTAACCGTTGGAACTGTTTCAAGTGGAACTGTTGCAGTCGGTATGCAATTAACTGGGCCAAACGTTGTAGTAGCACAAACCAATGCAATTAGTGGTACTAGCGGTAATGGTACCACTGCTACAATGACATTGGTCACCCCAACACCAACTTTACTAGGTACAACACAAGCAGGTTCATACTTAACCTTGAGTAGTACAACCGGCATAGCAGTTAATCAACAGATAGTGTTTACTACTGTACAACAATCTACAACCGCTACTGGAACTGTTAATTCTTCTGTTAGTCTTACTACCAGTTCAATTAGCGGTTTCCAATTAACTGTTGGAGCAGGTGCGGCAGCGATTGGACAGCAGTTAACTGGTGTTGGTGTACTGGCCGGAACATATATTGTTTCAGGTTCTGGGTCAACTTGGATTGTCAGTCAAAATCATTCAGTGCCAATTGGGCCTATAACTATTACTGCAACAACAAATTCAATCACTGTTGGAAGTACAGCAGGATTGGTAATAGGAGAACCGGTAACATTTGGTACTGCATTAGGTAACTTAGCCACAGGTACAACTTATTACATAAGTGAAGTTATCAATGCTACTAGCTTCAGCGTAGTAAGTGCATATGGTGGCACTAGTAACTTTGTAGTAACAACTACTAGTGGATCAAGTGTTGTAACCGCAGGAGCATCATTGGGCGGAATTACTTCAGGTGCAACTTATTATATTTTAAGTGTTAATACAGGAACAAATCAAATTACTGTAAGTACAGGTTACGGCAGCAGTATTCAAGGAGTAACTAGTGCTAGCGGTACATGGACCAGTGTTGCCGGTATCCCGTATGTTGCTGGCAGTACTGTTACAATTAGCGGATTAACTCCAACAGGATATAATCAAACTGCTACTGTATTGGCAAGTCCAAGTCCAACTATTACAACTTTTGCTTATACCAATGCAACAGTTGGTGCAATAACAGCCGTAACAGCCACATACGTATCAGGCGGCGTGTCAAGTACAACTGTAACTATATCCGGTGCATCAGGTGGAACTATTGCAGTTGGTATGACTATTACCGGAACTGGTTTCACTTCAGGCCAGACTGTTGCAAGTATCATCAATAGTACTAGCTTTACAATCACTGGCGGAACTAACGGCGGGTTTGCCGATAGTACTCCAAGTGGTTCATTAACATTTAAGCAATACGGCTTTGTATCAAGTAGTGGTCCTACATATATTACTGCTAACATATCAGGTAGTGGTAACGGATCTACTTGGCAAACAAGTACTAACCTTGCTGTTGCTTCAACAACTATCACTGGTACAAATAATATTGTAACAATTAGTAACCCGACAGCAGGAACCATTGTTGCTGGTAATACTTTAACTTTTGATCCTACCAGTGGAGCAAGTTTTGGCGGATTAACTAATAGTAGCACTTATTACATTAAACAAGTATTGAGTTCTACGCAGATTATATTAAATGCATACGGTTCTAATTCAAGCTATTTGTATAACGGTTATAATACCACTGCTATTCCAGTGTCAACTGCCACCGGTTCTATTACAGGCAGAACTGACAATTATATCCTCAGTACGAATACTGGCGGAACATTTACTGCTAATACTAATACAAATGGTAACACAACTCTGCTTGGTACTATAACAGTTGCCGCAAGCGGAGCACTTAATGGATTTTCATCAACTACCGTTCCTCTTCCACCAGGTACACAGATTGTAGTATCAGGCGGAACCAATGCATACATCGCCTCGGGTACTTACTATGTTGCATCAACTCCAGCGCCAACAACAACCACATTGTCTTTGGTAACTACTCAGGGCGGATCAACACCAGTAACTACCACAGCTGGTCTTAGCGATAGAACATTTACATTTGGAAATACATTTACACCTTCTAAAGTATTAACAGGTGTTCCTGCAACAGTGTTTACTTATATTGTAGTAGGTACACCAATCGGCGGCGGCAATAGCAGTCCAATTCCAGGATCAACCACAGTGGCCGCATTTGATGCCGGTAGTCAAACTATTACATTAAACAATGCGGCAACTGGTGTCCAGTCAGGGTGGACTTTTACTTATACTGCAAACACGTTAGTAATGAGTGCTCCTGCAAGTGCAACTGCCGCTAGCTCATTTATACAATCTACTACATTAAGCACAACTATGGTTGTGTACACTAATGATAGGACTCAGTACATTACATCTATTGTTAGTGCCGGTACACCTATGACTGTATTTGGCAATGGATTTACTAGCGGGCAAACCGTTATATCTGCTGTTCCAAGTGCTAGCGGTGCACCAACTACTGTAATTACATTAAGTGCTCCACCAAATAGTACACCGTTTGGAGTATTAGGATTCACAGCATTGGGTAATGCATCTGGCCCGTACTATACAACATTCACATTTGCTACACAAGCAACTGCTCCTACAGTTGACGTATATTATAATGTAACAGGTAATAGCAATAACAAATACAACGGTTGGGTTCAAGCAACTGCAAGCACAACCAGCACTATTACTCTTGCATATCAAACAGATCCAGAGAGTACAGTTGTAGTAACATACGTTCCATCAGGATCAAGTGGTACTACATTAAAAGTTTCTAGTACTACTGGCATAGTAGCAGGCATGGTTATACGCGGTGGAGGAGCTGGAGGTTTCTTTGCTGGACAAACTGTGTCTAGTGTGGGCACAGATGGTTTAACACTAACTATCAGTGCAAGCCCAGCTGGAACTCCAACAGGTAATATTACATTTACTGTTCCATATGGAACTGGTACAACATCGTTTACTAACAATGTTAGCGGTATTAGTAAACCGATGAACAGTGCTGTTTCAAGTGCGTTACAAGCTGGATACCAAGCAAATAGTTTTGCACAAATTACCACACGTATTAGTACTTGTCGTTGTTCGGCACACGATTTATTAGATATCGGCACTGGTGGTTATAATACAACCAACTATCCTTATCAAATTTACGGTAATCCGTTTATCAAAGCGGATCAAACCAAAGAAATTAAAGAAGAAACAGTCGGTCGTGTATTCTATGTAACCACTGATCAAAATGGTATTTTCCGTGTAGGACGTTACTTTACAGTTGACCAAGGTACTGGTACAGTTACATTCTCAGCTAGTATTGCGTTGAGTAACTTGAACGGTCTTGGATTTAAACGCGGTGTGGTTATTGCTGAATTTTCAACAGACTCTACAATGACTAACGATGCGTCGGATACTGTTCCAACACAAAGTGCAGTTCGTGGATATATCGATAATCGATTGGGTGTACAACAATCAGGTTCTACAACTCCAGCAACAGCATTGATTGGTAACGGTTACATGGAGCTTAAAGGTACATTGCCAATGAAAGGCAATATGTCAATGGGCGGCTACACTATTGGTAGTTTAGGAAGTCCGTTACTTGCCACCGATGCTTCAACAAAGGGTTATGTAGATAATACAGTCAGCGGAGTTAATGCTTTATCAAAACTTGGTGATGTTGCTGTTAATAATCCTGTTAACCAAAGTTTATTAGTTTATAACAGTACTACAAGCAAATGGAATAATGCTGTTTTCTCTCAAGGTGTTTCAGGTTCAGCGTTTAGCGACGTATTGATTACTTACGACGGTACTACATTAACCAGTACTTTACAAGGTGCTATTATTACTCCAACCTATGTTGGTTATAATAGTGGTACTAAACAACTAACAGTTAGTAGTACAACTGGAATTATTCCAGGTATGACTATTACCGGTATCGGATTTACAAGTTCACAAAAAGTTGTTAACATTGTCAATACTGTTATTTTAACAATAAGTGCTGATCCAGATACCACACCAAACGGTATATTAACATTTACACGAGATGGTGTTGTCATTAATAACAAGGTTTACAAATATGCGGCTATACAGCAAAGTAAACTAGCAATGACGATGGCTACTACTAACGGATATACTGCGCCTACTTATAATCTGTTAAGCCCAGGTAGCATTGTTGCAGGTAAACGTTATGTAATATCAACTGTTGGCAGCACAGATTTTACATTAATTGGAGCCGCAAGCAATACCGGCGGTTTAATATTCCAGGCGACTGGTGCAGGTACTGGTACAGGTAGTGTGACAGAACTAGACAGCATCCAAGCCAACAATGGTTTAAGCAGTTATAGCTCTTACATATTCACTGTTAACAACGGCTGGGTAACCCTTAAAGATGGTAGTGCTACTGGTTCTGCTACTACCACAGGTGTTGATGGTATTCCTCCAAGCAAATTGCAATGGATTCCTGCTAACAGTGCATTGGCAAATATTACTGCCAGTGCTCCTGGCGCCATTGCCGTAGTTACTACACAAGCGTTAGTTGCTAACGGTGACGGTATACGTAATCAGGATATTCCAACAAGTACTAGTACAACCGGTGCAATTATTCGTACACAAGCTAGCCCAACAGCAGTATACGATGTGACAGCAATTACAACTACAGGTGCTAATAATAGCCTAGTTAAAACTGACGGTTCTGGTAATATTGACATTAAAGGTATTAAATTTGCCAGCTTGCCAAGTGTTGGAAACATGATAGATAGTTCAAGTACACTATTAAGTTTCTATACTCCAAATAGCGGCTCAAGTCAGAAGTTTATGACTGCTACTTATGATAGTGGAAACACGAGATCAAACGTAGTACACTACGGACTACAAGATTTTGCTGTTCAATCTAGTATTGTTTTAATAACTGATTTACGAACCAGTTCAGCAAACAATACAACAAGTGGGACATTAAGTGGTTCATGGAGATTAAGTGCTAATAGTAGTTTTGATTTAAACACTAATTCTAACACATTAAAAGTAAAATCCATTATTACAGATGGTACAGACGGCGGCGGTTGTACAATGCAAGGTACTTATACCCTAACCGGTGCTAGTAAATTGCAAGCTACCTATGCTGACTTAGCCGAATGGTACACTTCCGATGCAGAATATATTCCAGGTACTGTATTGGTATTTGGTGGCGAAGCTGAAACTACAACTACAACTGAATTTGGTGATAGTCGTGTGGCAGGTGTAGTTACAACTAATCCAGCATACACTATGAACGACGGATTAACTGGTACTAGAGCTTGTATTGCGCTGGCAGGTCGTACTCCAGTTCGAGTATTGGGAACAATCAAAAAAGGTGACTTAATTACTACAGCAAGTGTAGCAGGTTACGGATGCAAAGCAGTAAATCCGCAATTTGGTACAATTATTGGTAAAGCATTGGCAGATAAGACAGATCCAGGGTTTGGCACTGTTGAAGTTGCCGTAGGGAGAATGTAATGACAAAACAAGTAATCAATATCGGTACCGCGGCCAATGCCAAGAACGGAGATCCGTTGCGCACGGCGTTTACTAAAATAAATGCCAACTTCACTGAACTATATGCTGGGGGCGCAGATGAGACACAGCTGACCAACGGTGCATATACACTTACCCTTGGAGCAAATGGTAACTTAACATTCCCTGACGCTACCACTACTACTGGTCAAAGCATTACTATACCCACGGGTAATTCGCTAACAGTAAATCTTTCCAACAGCTCGCCCGGCCCCACAGTCAATACCACCTTTAAGATTAACCCACTATCTATCAGATTGCAAACAGGCAATGGCGTTATTTTTTCGGGCGTTGATGGTGATGCGGCATATGCGTGGGCTTTAGATGCCCTTAATAAAACACTTTACTTTCCAGATGCTGGTGATAGTGTCTACCCTCAGATTAGATATAGCACAGGTGGCGGGGATGGTATGCAGTTGTATACCCAGAGCAAGCCTATAAAAATAACAATATCTGCACAAAGTTGGTCTTTCAATACAGATGGTAGTTTAAAATTCCCAGATGGAACTGTACAAAAGACTGCCGGAGCCAGCAAGGGATTCACTATTGCAATGGCAGTAGCATTGAGTTAACCATAAATACATAAAGAGAGCGCAAACCATGGCAATTAAAACAATCAATATTGGGCAGTACGCAAACGACGGATCTGGCGATGACCTACGTAGTGCATTTACAAAAATTAATTATAATTTTGCGCTTTTAGGCACAGATATCCCTGTTGCAGAAGCAACAAATTTAGCAACAAAAACCATTACAGTTACCAATGCTAATTCGCCAGTGGCGAATGGCCAAACATATCTTGTAACATTTGCATTTGCTGTATTAACTGTTGTGCCAGCTATTAATCAATATTACTATGTAACTGGTTGTTCAGTACCTGCATACAACGGACATTTTTATTGTACTGCAAGCAACGGCGCAACTATTACACTAGCCTATCCATATAACCCTGGAGTATTTGCACTAACTACTCCAGTGATTATTAGTAACAGTGTTGGAATTTTTGCTGATAAAAATACAAATATATTAGAATTTAACAGTATTAAAAGTAGTGACAATAGTATTAATATCGTTCCTAACACCGACGGTACTATTGATTTCAAAAGCGGACTAGGTCTGGTTAATGATACTGCTCCCCGATTAGGTGGAGATTTATTATTGAACGGACATATCATCCGTGGGGATAATAACACCGGCGATGTGCAATCTACGGTATATGGCATACGTGTTGATGTATTAAATGCCTTAGTTGGATTGTTATTGCAGAATACCTCGTTTACGATTGACATGGGGCGTATTGTTGGTAATTATTCTACTATCAATTTAGATATGAGTTACATCAATTCACCAATTTCAAATGGATTAGACTTTGGCCGTTTATCGTCAGTATAATCTAAGTATAACGGATTAACAAATGCTTAATATCTGGACAAAACCTTCAGGATATACTTGGTCAACTAATCAGTTTGGATTTGATGGCGGTACGACCTATTTTGATCAGCAACGTACAATATTTGATGTTGGCCCTATTGTAGAACGAATTAGTGTATTGTTACCATTACCTGTAATTCTTCCTACTACAGCGCCTACCGCAACTAATTCAGTACCCTACGACGGTACTGGTCATCATCCTACAGCCCCATTAAGAAATGCCGCAGGAACACCTTTTACTAGATATCCGATAAACAGTTATGTCGATGGTATATGGAAAATGCGTACTGATTTGCCTAACCCTCGAACTGTAAGTAATCTAGTAGTATATGATCCTGTTAGTCAAGGAAATCAACCCGACCCCAATGGCTACAGCGGATTTATGTACGCTTGGGGACAGTTTATAACACACGAAATAGAGTTTGCTCGTGCTGGTACACAAAATATCGACGTCATAGTTCCACCGAATGATGCTTTCTTAACACCAGGCAGTCATATTCCAGTTAACAGATTATTGCTTGCGCCGGGTACTGGACGTAATGGAATAGTAGCAAATTTTATCAACGATACTACTGGCTGGATCGATGGCACCGTGATTTACGGACTTACTTATCCTCCCGGTATTCCCCAAGGTACTACTGTATTTCAAAATCCAGTTAATTTACGCGAAGGCGGCATCAATGCTACTACAGGAAAACTACTAACGTCTAGCGGCGGTTTGTATGGACCTATCGATCCTAGCACCGGCATGTTTATATTTGGAGATCCTAGAGGAACAGAAAACCCAGATCTGACCAGTGTACAAACATTACTCATTAGAGAACATAATTGGCATGTTGCTAGATTAACTACGCAGTATCCGACTTGGACAGGCGAACAATTATATCAACGTGCCCGTGCATTAGTTATTGCCGAAGAACAAATTATTACATATAAAGAGTGGGTGCCAAAAGTCGTCGGTGCCGGAGCGATTCCTGCATATACAGGATTTAAAGACAACATAGATGCTACTATAAGAATAGAGTTAGCCGCAGCCGCCATGCGATTTGGCCATAGCATTGTGTCGGGCGCACAGGATCGGGTGGATGAACAAGGCAACATCACAGAATCGGTAACACTAGGACAAGCATTTTTCTTAACTCCTGCACAATACGAACGTAATGGCGGTGCTGATGGATTCTTAAGAAAATTGGCCAGCGATAGATCTAACAAACTAGATGCACATATTATTGAAGATTTACGTAATCTACTTAACGACCCGCCTGCCGCAATGGATCTTGCCGCAACAAATATTCAACGTGGTCGTGATTTAGGTTTACCTAGTTTAAATCAAATGAGACAAATATTAGGATTATTTGCTTATACTAGTTTTGAACAAATTACTATAGATGCCACAGTAGTTGCTGGGTTAAAAGCGGCTTATACTAATATAAATGATATAGATTTATGGATAGGTGGACTGGCAGAAGATCCAATTAACGGTGCTATGGTCGGACCTACCTTCCGAGCCATAATGATCGACCAATTAACTAAAGTACGAGACGGTGATGCTTTGTGGTGGGAAAATAAACTATGGAGTCCTGAGGATTTGTTATGGTTGCATGGTGTCACATTGTCCGACATGATACTGCGCAATACATCTACACAAGCTATGCAACCTGATGCGTTTGTAGCTGTAGAACGTGCCGATCTTTACAACGGAACAGTTGCATCTATAACTGCTAGAACATATCCTACACCTCCTGCACAACCTCCTGCACCAATAAATCCAATAACCTTTTCACTAATCTCGGGCGCACTTCCTCCAGGATTGGCCGTTGTCGGCAATACCATAAAAGGAATCCCGTACGGTGTAGTACGAGATACGACCTATACATTTTGTATAAGAGCAAGTGATGGAAAAGACATTGCTGACCGTACATTCAATATTAAAGTAGCTACAGGCGGGCCGCCTGTATGGCAAACAGACGGCGGACTATTGCCGATAGGTGTACATAATCAGCGTTATATACTAAACAACAGTTTTATCAATTACCAGTTAGTTGCTAAAGATTTAGACAATTTACCAGTTACATATTATATTGCCAGCGGCGATGGTGATCTGCCGCCAGGCGTGAGGTTAACCGCCGGCGGCACATTAACTGGATTTGTAAACCCAGTGTTAGCTATAACAGAAGCAGTTACCGGAGTAGGAGCATTTGACCAAGATTTGTATGACAGTGGATTTTATGATTTCGCCAGTAGGCCAACTAACGGTTACGATTCCTATATATACGATCAACAAACATTTGATTTTAGTACACCAACATTACCTCCGAAAAGTATTAATCAACGATATGAATTTATTGTCACTGCGGTAGCTGGAAATAAAACTATAAAACGAATGTTTGGTATTTTTGTTGTAAGTCCCGAATTACTAACAGCAGACGACGCGGCTATCTCCGACGATACCACAATATTCACAGCTGACGTTACTCCGCTCGAAGCGCCGTTATTTTCTACCGATAGCAATTTAAGCATTGTCAGAGCTAATAATTATATCACTCTTGAAATTAATACATTTACAAGTAGTACAACAGTTAGTCCTACTTTTAGTATTTTAAATTCTGCTCCGGCATGGACTGCCCTTACTCAATATACCGTAGATATCGCTGTTACATATCTTGGATCAATTTATATATGTACTACTGCACATAAATCATCCGGTACATTTAATGCAATAGTTAATAATATCACTTACTGGGTCAAGCAAGCGTTACCGCCTGGTTTGGCATTTTCTCCCGTAGGATCCGTTGTGTACCTGGCAGGCTATATTCCCTTCCAAACAAATATTAGTAAAACATATACGTTTGCTATACTTGGAACTAGAGTTGGTGCAGATATACAACCAGCAATTACTAAAAAAGTTTTTACAGTAACAGTTATTGGAGAAATTAATAATACTATTTCGTGGATTACTAATTTTAATTTAGGATCTATTCCAGCAAATTATAATAGTAATTTAAGTGTACAGGCTACTGCTCAAGATCCGAATGTCATACTAATTTACAGTCTATCAAAACAGCCTTCAGAAATTGGATTGCCGCCAGGGTTGAGCTTAGATGTAAGCGGAGAAATTACAGGAAAAGTTAATCAATTCGGTGTACAAAGTATTCATCGAGTAACTACTTTTGAAAACGGTAATTGGTATTTAGATAGGAAGTTTACAACTATAGATACCAACCATCAATATGATATTGTTGGGCCAAGAGGATTAATATTATTTGATCAAGATACAGGTTTTAATATCGACAGCGGCCGCACTTCCTTTGATAGAATTTATAAATTTACCGTTCAAGCGACTGACCAGTATGGCTTTGCTGTGAGTAAACAACAGTTTCAATTAGAAGTAAGTACCCCTAATCAAATATTATACTCTAATATTAGAACTCAGCCATATTTAAAACCCACACAACGTAGTGCATGGACAACGTTTATTAACGATCCTACTATATTTTCAATTAATAGTATATATAGACCAGCTGATCCAAACTTTGGAACAAGAACAGATTTAGGTATGTTGGTGTATGCCGGCATCGAAACTAAACAAGCGGCGGTATACATAGGAGCAATGGGTCTAAACCATAAAAATAAAAGATTCCATTTTGGATCTGTAAAAAAAGCTGTGGCTAAGATAAACAATACCACTGCCTATGAAGTAATTTATATTGAAATGATAGACCCGTTGGAGGCTAATGGTAATTCCTTGCCGCATAGCATCAAGTATAATACCTCGCGAAGTGTAAAAACTACCGCAGACATCAGTAATGCCATACAAGTAGCCGCGGTAGGAAATACTCCTGACGAACTTGCTACCAATCTTGCAACGATGAATCTTGCAGAATCTTGGTTAGATCGCCCTATTGATAATGTTACTGTAGATAGCAATGCGTTTCAAGTAAGCAATACTGGTACGAATATATTCTATCCCAGCAGTATCACCAACTGGCAACGTAATATTGAAGGTATAGGCCTTTCTGAACGTAACTATTTGCCGGCTTGGATGCGAACTATTCAACCGGGAGAAAAACAACAACTAGGATTCAAATTAGCTGTTCCGCTATGTTACTGTAAACCCGGTACTGCGGATAGCATAATTTTGAACATAAAACACAGCGGTTTTGACTTTAGAACACTGGATTATACAGTGGACCGCTACATAATAGATTCTGTGGACGGATATTCAAACGATAAATATCTAGTGTTCAAAAACGATAGGATAACCGTATGACAAACCCAACATCAAGTTTAATTAATTTCGGCTCAATTGACGCCACATACCCTGTTGCAGGGCAGGATAACAATAGCCAAGGATTCCGAGATAATTTTGGATCCATAAAATCAGGACTGGGCCAAGCTAGTACTGAAATTACAGCACTACAGCAGAATGCCGCGTTTGTAAATGCTCCTAATAACTTCGGGGGTAATACGCTTACCAACGCAATTTTTAATCAATTCTACGGAACGTTTACATCGCTTGGTACTGTTAGCACCAATCAGGACATTAATTTACAATTAGGTGCTGTTCAGTCAGTATATCTATCAAACAATGTTACGCTGACATTTAGAAACTGGCCGGCCAGCGGTTCATACGGAACTGTTCGGGTGTTTGTATTCAGCGATGGCAGTGGTGTTCGCCAACCAGCTTTTGCGACAGCGGCTGGAACTACATTAAAATACGATACAGCATTTCCAACATTACCTAATTCAGTAACACCTGGAATTGTTGTTGGCGGGGAAAAAGTATCCAGTGTTACTGTAAGCAATCCCGGTTCAGGTTATACTAGCGCAGTAGCAGTAGGATTTAGTGGTGGTAGTCAACAAGCTACTGGAACAACTGCAACTGCAACTGCAAATTATAAAGTTGTTAGTGCAACTGTAATTGGTGGATATCCTGGAAATAGCTATGCTGTAAATGACACTATTACTATCAACGCCAATACTAATGTGGTATTAAGTGTATCAAGTTTGAATCTCACATTCACTGGCAATACTACTAACGGTAATGCAACAATAACTAATATTTCAAATATTTTAAATTTAGGTGCAGGCGTAGCTCTTTCAGCTGTATCGGGCATTCCAGCTGGGGTTGAAATCAGTTCAGCCGGTGTTCAAGGAAGCGCAGGTGGTGCTAATGGCTACTATGTTAATTTAGTACTAACGTTGGACCATACTACGCCAGCAAATTGTACAGCTACAACTACAGCAAACGTTATTACCTATGCAAGTTCAACTGGGCCCATCGGTGCATTAACTGTTACTAGTGGCGGAACATTTAGTTCTCCAATTGTTGGATCTTACGATACTAGTCCAATCATTGGTGTTGGGTATGGCGCACGTTTAGTATTAAGTTTTGGTGTCAATTTGATTACTGTTACATACGGTGGTAACGGCTATACAGCTACTCCAGCTGTTACATTTACCGGTGGTGGTGGTACAAGTACAGTTGCATCGGCCGCAATTACTTCTGGCACTACTGGAAATCCAAAACTTATCGAAGCATCAAGCTACGATGGTGGTACAACTGTTTACATGCGTTATGTAGGCGAATACAAATAATGCATCCACTAGTTACTGATTTGTCTGATCTGAAAGATTCCGAGCTATATGCCAGGATTAATGATCTTACTAAAAAGTACTTCATGACTAGAAATCCAGATGTACAATGGCAAATGGCCGGCGTGTTAGACGATTTAAGATTAGAAGCCAGGACTCGTGCGGCACGCCAGACAGCCGAAATACAAAAATCGAACAATCAAAGCCTTGACAGTTTAATTAAACTCAGTTAAACTATAGGCTATGCGCCTAGACAAGTATTCCAATCCCGTTTTTAACGATCAAGACTTATTTGATGCCTTGTACAAAGGCTATGAATTTTCTGCCAACGATACATTGCTAGTTGAACAACGCAATGATACCATCAAACAATTAGAAACTCAATTAGGTTTTAAATTCTTAGAACCTTACGAAACTCATTTTGATATAGCAGACTATGATCGGGCTTGCCAAAGCAATTGGAATATGCCCGACGAGTATAAAACTCTGGATATCGAAGAATGGATTTGGTCGCAAACTCCGCCATGGGATCCACAACATATCAGAGTAACTGAAGAACTAGAGGCTTTCAAAGAACGCAACATGATAGATTTATTGCGTTGGTTAAAGTATTTTGTAGATACTTGTAGAACTGAAGGTATAGTTTGGGGTGTTGGCAGAGGATCAAGTGTAGCCAGCTATATATTGTTTTTGATAGGTGTCCATAAAATCGACAGTATCAAATATAATTTAGACTGGCAGGAATTCTTGAGATAAGTACTACTATAATCCAAGGAGATTTATATGGCAAATAACACAACAAGACAAGTATATCGAACCATGCAAGGTAAAGAAATCGATATGGGCAAACTTATTGCTCAAAATGAAATGAGTGTTGCTGTGGGCAATATGAAAGTAAATGCTCGCGGCGATCAATTAGGGCCAGGCGGGCAAATTATTAAAACTCGGGAACAGCTTGCCGCAGACCGGGAAAAATCTAACGATGCAACAGGTGGCGTATGAGTGTAGTAAAAGGCAATTTGAAACCAATCAAAGATAATATCCTGATTACGGACATGAATTTTGAAGAACAACGCACTGCCAGCGGCATTGTTGTATTAAGCGACGATGGCAAAAGCGAAGGCATTAAACCGCGTTGGGGTCGAGTCTGGGCTATTGGGCCTGAACAACATGATGTCGAAATTGGAGATTGGATTTTAATTGAGCACGGCCGTTGGACCCGTTCAGTACAAATTGAACGCGAGGATGGAGAAATTATAAAAATTCGTCGAGTAGATACAAACTGTATTATAATGACATCTAAAGAAGCTCCTCCAAACGAAATCACAGTAGGAATTGTTTCTGCAAATCATGGATCTGTTTATGATCCTAGTGACTTTACAGCACCAATGTATGAAGGACAACGGGGGTAAATTTCTTACTATTCGAGCAATAGGGCTATTGACTAGCCCTATTTTTTTCTATATAATAAGCAAAAAGGACTTTATATGTTTTTACTAACCGTAGTTTTAACTTTAGTAGCAGTTTATTTTGCCAAACGAGAATACGATGAGTACCGTTTTGGATGGGCTATGTTTTGGGCCTGTTTAGTTGGCTATGATTTACATTCACTACTTAGTATTTTATAAGGATATACAATGAATACAGACACGCAATTGGAGCGATTGTACGGCACATTTTTAGAATTCGCAGATCACATGTGCATAGAGCATAGTCCTATGGAAGTTGCCGCCATTATGATGGCACAGGCACTAACCATTTACAAAAGTGCAATGAGCGAAGATGATTATAATCGCATTGTTGATAACATTTCAGCAAGCAGAGATAAAGTTAAAACATTTGAAAGGCCAAATTTACAATGATTGAATTATGGGTAGACAAATATCGTCCAACTAAGTTGGAAGGATATGTATGGCGTGATAGCGCACAGCGCAAACAAGTTGAAAGCTGGGTAACTGAAAAGAGTATTCCGCATCTACTATTAAGTGGTACTCCTGGTATTGGCAAAACTACTATGGCTAAGATTTTAGTCAATGAAATTGGTATCGAATCTGCCGATTTATTGGAAGTTAATGCAAGCCGGGAAACTGGTATTGATTTTATCCGTAATAAAATCGTTCCGTTTATCAGTAGTATTGCATGGGGCCCATTTAAAGTTGTGCTACTAGACGAAGCAGATCGACTAAGCCCGCAAGCGCAGGACAGTTTGAAAGGTATTATTGAACAATATTCAGCATACGCTAGATTTATCCTAACTTGTAACAATGCAAACATGGTTGTTCCAGCATTACATAGTCGTTGTCAGCAGTTTCACTTTACTAAATTGGATCAAACAGAGTTTACAGTTCGTGCGGCAACTATTTTGGGAGAAGAAGAAGTAGAATTTGATTTAGAAACACTGGACTTGTATGTTAGTTCTACTTATCCGGATTTGCGTAAGTGTATCAACTTGCTACAACAAAATACCAATAGTAAACAACTGCACAGTCCGCATAAAGAAGATGCAGGTAGTTTAGATTACAAATTTGAAATGGTTGAACTGTTTAAAGCAGGTAAGATTCAAGAAGCACGTAAACTACTATGCAACAAAGCTAGACCAGAAGAGATGGGCGAGATTTATCGGTGGATGTATGACAATATCGAAATTGTTAGTAAAGATCCTGCACTACAAGATAAAGCCATTATCATCATCAAACAAGGCCTAGTAGATCATACATTAGTAATTGATCCAGAAATCAACCTGGCCGCAACACTTATTAGAATTGCTAATCTATGAAACACCGATTAATCGATGCTTATATGAAAACTGCGGAGACATTCGCAGAGCTTAGTCATGCCAGACGATTGCACGTTGGTGCTATTGTAGTCAAGGATGATCGCATTATTAGTATTGGTTATAACGGTATGCCAAGCGGTTGGGATAACGATTGCGAATATGAAATTTATGAAGATAACGGCGACGATGAGCCAATTACTATATTAAAGTCTAAACCGGAAGTATTACATGCAGAAACTAACGCCATTGCGAAACTTGCTAAGTCTAACGAATCTGGTCTGGGTGCTACTATGTTTATTACCCATGCTCCATGTTTGGACTGTGCCAAACTTATCTACCAAAGCGGTATTAGCCACGTTCTATATCGTGACGCTTATAGGGATACTGGTGGCGTTACGTTTCTCGAGAAATCGGGAATTGAAGTCACACAAGTAAAAAAGGGCCCGTAGGCCCTTTTGTTGACAATCTAAAGTATCGCTACTTTATTCTCCATAAACCGCTAACACCTCCTTCACGGCATTATGGCGTTCGATGTCCTTGGCGTCAAATCGAATGATGTCGATATGTTCCAAATATTCCTTTTGTTCGAGTAGATTGCAAAAATCAATCAGACCATTATCGCTCACTCGGTCTGCTTGTGCTAGATCGCCTGTCACTACCATTTTGGAACCCTCTCCTAAACGGGTTAGTAGCATTTTCATTTGATTCTGCGTGGCATTTTGCATTTCATCTGCAACTATGTATGCGTTTTTAAATGTACGTCCTCGCATATAAGCGAGCGGGCTTATTTCAATAGTACCTTCCTCCAGCATATTTGCTATTTCTTTTTTCTGATAATATTCGCCCAATACATCGAATATAGGTCTTGTCCATGGCGCCATTTTTTCATTTAAGTCGCCTGGTAAAAAGCCTAAATCCTCATCTACGGACACGGCGGGTCTTGTTACCACGATCTTATCAACTTTCCCTTCCTGAAACAATTTAATTCCGTACTGTACAGCCAACATGGTTTTACCCGTGCCAGCAGGGCCAATAGCAAGTACTATGCTAGTATGCTCTGCGTACAATTTACTGAGATATAGTTTCTGATTAGCGTTACGTGCATTAATGCTCACACGTTGCTTTTTTGCCGGAAGATACGGCTGAAAATCAATGATATTAACTTCTGATGTAAAACGCTTTTTCACTCGTTGTTTACTCATCTAGTTTGCTCCTACTCTTATAAAAAAGTAAGACTTGTAGTGACCGCCCTTGATAACTACAGAGGTCCTACACTATTATTTAACGAATATACAGAATAATAAACTAATACGTTATCGTTTTGAACCAGCTAAATAAGTATAGAAAACTCTGGAAGACATTATGCACCATGACATATTAGACGTGATACAAAACGTTCAAGAACTATACGAAAACAATAGTAATCTAGCCGCTTTAAAAGACTTTGAGCGTGTGCTAGACGAAATGGATATGTACGTATTTAAAAACTGGATCGATGGTGAATTAGCCTATGGGCCGCGTGTTGATCGTCATTGGATCACAGCAGGGTTTATGTGGCCAAAAGATAAAATGCCAGACCCAGAAGCAGGCAAAAGATTGCTAGAATTAGGATGCCGCATTACATATCAAAAAAGTCATTTGTTAGAAGCACGTAAAATACGCAAGCCGGAAGACATTCGCCCAGGTACAAAGAAAGGCAAGTTAGATCGCAAACCAGTTTGGGTAGTAGAAGTAACTATGCCTAAAAAATTAGTGTTTGATGTATACAAAGGTTACATGAACAAGATGCGTGAAGAAATGGGAGCTGATGGATTGAAAACTAATACCCCAACTCCATTAGATACAAATGCCGCTCAACAAATTAGTCCAATGCCAAGCGCACCTCCAATGGGTGGGGCACCTGGTGGTAGCGGTGGGGCACCTACTCCAGGCGGTGGAGCTGGAGCACCAATGGGAGCTCCTCCAGGAGGCCCAGCACCAGCAGGAGCACCAGCATAATGAATATTTCAGAAGCATTAAGACCTAATGATTTAAAACATTTAGTAAAAAATGTTTTTGATATCGATTCGCATAAAAGTAAAATTGGCAACGATAGAGATATCTGTGTGCTGTCATTTACTGTGGAAAGCAAAGATCCTGCTGATGACTTAGAAAGATTCTTCGAAATGGGTTATCAATTTGTTATGGATGCAGAAGCTACCAGCGGTGAAATGGATGATGGCAAATATCGCGTGTTTGTAGAAATAGAACGTAATAAACATATTGCAGAACAAATTGTAGAACTCGTCGATGGTCTTAAAAAGATTACCGGTATGGAAGATGTACGTTTTCGTTATCACAAAGAATTCAAAAGTGTCGAAGCAACAGAAGAAAATTTATCTAGTAAAATTCCTGTCGATCCTAACAGTTACGATCAGCAGGTACAAGAAAGTACGTTAAACAATTTTAGTAATTTTTTCCGAGATAGTTATGTCGATGACATAAGTTTACTAGGAGAAAACATTAAATTTAAACGTATATACAAAGACCCTATCGAACTTAAAATTGTCGATTTTGGAAACAAATATGACATTTATGATTCGATAACCGGAGCGATACGATTAGAAGGTAAAGACATGTCAGAGTCTTTATTTTTAACCAAGTACATTGGAGATTTTAATATCACTAAAATCGGTAATCAATACGTCTTTGAAAAAAATAACCATGCACTTATATTGGAGAAAGCACATGTCGGATTTTGAATTTAACTTTACTAAAGAAAAACTAGCACAGATTATTCCAGGTAACCCTAACTTGGACCATTGGTATGAATCACTTTGTGAAATTCTACCAGACTATGATATTAATACAGTGCCGCGTGTGGCTGCATTTTTAGCGCAATGCGCACATGAAAGTGGTGGCTTCCGTGCTATTAAAGAAAATTTAAACTACAAGGCCGCAAGTCTTTGTAAAGTATGGCCACGTTATTTTCCTAACATGGATGTTGCTAATGCTTACGCACAGCAACCAGAAAAGATTGCCAACAGAGCATACGCAAACCGTATGGGTAATGGTCCAGAAGAATCAGGGGACGGTTGGAAGTTTTGCGGCCGTGGACTTATCCAGTTAACGGGCAAGGACAACTATAGTCGTTATGCGGCTAGCACAGAACAAAGTTTAGATGAAGCAAGTGAGCACTTAACAACTTTTGAAGGTTGTGTACAAAGTGCGGCTTGGTTCTGGGAAGCAAACAATTTAAATCAGTTTGCCGACAACGGCGACATCTTAACAATGACCAAACGTATCAACGGTGGAACACTTGGTTTAGAAGATCGTCAAAAACATTACGCACACGCAATACAGGTATTACAAGGATAAGCCATGGGGCAATTTACTTGGATGTTTAGCATTATACCAGATGCAGTACTCAACTGGGTCTACTGGTTTATTATTGCATTAGGTGTTACAGGAATGTTTGCCGGATGGTTTGGCAAATTTATTCCTATGTACGGACGCTACATAGGTTTTATTAAACCAGTGGGTATTGCCTTAGTAATATTGGGTGTATGGTTACGTGGAGGTTATGATACAGAGCTAGCATGGCGTACCAAAGTTGCAGAAGCTGAAGCAAAAGTAGTAGCGGCAGAGGCTAAATCTAAAGAAACAAACACTGTTATTCAAACACAATACAGAGACAAAGTAAAAACTGTCAAAGAAGTACAAGTAGTTATACAAGAGCGTATTGTTAAAGAGGCCGCGCAAATGGATGCAGAATGTAAAGTAGATTCAAGTGCAATTAGCATTTTAAATCAAGCCGCTGGAGGTAAGAAATGAAATATATTATAGCACTAGTATTATGTTTATCAGGGTGCGCTAGTACTGTTCCAGTTACTATGAATTTTCCACAAGTTCCTGAAGAATTAAAAACATCTTGTCCAGATTTAAAAACTATCCCCGAAGGCACTACTAAACTAAGCGAAGTTGTCAGTAGCGTTAGTGAAAATTATGGCCAATATCAAGAATGTAAAATTAAGATAGATGCGTGGACACAGTGGTACAACAGTCAGAAGAAAATATTTGAGGGCATCAAATGAAAAAATTATTAGTAATTTTAGCAATATGGAGCCTTTCCGGTTGTGCATTGATTGATGCATATATGATGGCCCGCTTTGACAACAACGAATACATGTTGATCAATCGTGTACGTACCCAAGCAAACTTAGGGGCCGCCAAATGCGGTAAGCCTGAAGTAGTCGAGGAAGTAGATAGCATCTGGCGCACTACTGTAGAGTTGAAGAACTATACTCAAAGTATTCCGCACAACGAAGAAGCTACTAAAATGAGCGCAGAACTAGCAGAGATTGTTAAAGGACTTAGTGACCGTTATAAAGGCACAGGGCCAGTTAGCATGATGTATTGTACTACCAAGTTTAGCAGTATTGAGCGTAATGCTGTTACCATACAAAACATTATAGGGAAGAAACCAAGATGAGTGCAGAACAACAACTAGAAGCCCTGTTCAATACAGGCAATCCAGATTTACAGGATCTAGCTACCCGTGCAAATGATTTAAAAAATGCCCTAATTAATAGAGAAATTAGCAAGGGCGAGTTTATGGAAATGTTGCAAGATTTAGCCCATGAAAAGAATATTAACGAATCAGCACATGATTTACAAGTAAAAATAGCAGTTAATGCGGCTTTAGAAGCACTGGTAAATGTAGCAAGTATGTACTAAATAATAGTAATAGCCCAAGGAGCGAACCAAATGGCAAATGAAGTAACGAGCGAACAAAAGAAAGAAGATTGGATGAACAGTAAATGGCGTCCAATGATGGGTTGGATGTACATGGTCGTCTGTATGATGGACATGGTTATATTTCCAATTCTATGGAGTCTATTGCAGACATTTACCCATACACAAATTACACAGTGGAATCCGTTGACCTTACAAGGTGCTGGATTGTTCCATATTGCTATGGGTGCAGTTTTAGGTATTGCGGCATTCGGTCGCACACAAGAAAAATTAGGCGGAGCAAACAATGGCGGAGCACAATTACCATCAAGCGGGTTTACAGCACCTAGCGCACCTGCGACAGGATTTGGTACACCGGCAGGGGGCTTCGGTTCTCCAGCACCAACAAGTAGCTTTGGCGGAGGTGGCTTTGGAAGCACACCTACAGCGCCAGCACCAAGCACAAGTTTTACACCACCAGCAAGCTGGGGGACAACACCAATAGCAACAACAGCTAGCGGTAAAAAGGTTGTACCAGACTTTGATCAACCAGCAATCTAACAAAGGAAAAATAAAACATGTCAGCACCTACCCCGTTTCAACTAAGTCATTTAAAAATGCATCTTAGCCATCATCAAGAACATGCAAATCATCATCTGTATGTACACA